GCTGCAGAAGATAACAAACTCTCACTTAAATTAAAAAATGGTTCACAAGTAAAAGCAATCGCAAGTTCTCCCGACGCAGGTCGTTCGGAAGCCTTATCACTATTGGTTGTAGATGAAGCAGCATTTATTAGAGATATCGATGAAATTTGGTTATCAGCACAATCAACATTATCAACGGGTGGTTCGGCAATTGTATTATCTACACCAAATGGTGTGGGTAACTGGTTCCATAAAATGTGGGTAGAAGGTGAAAGTGGTTCAAATGGTTTCAATTGTATTAATTTACATTGGACTGTTCATCCTGAAAGAAATCAGTCATGGAGAGATGAACAAACTCGTATTTTGGGTGTCAAAGGAGCAGCTCAAGAATGTGATTGTGACTTCGTTGGTTCGGGTGATACCGTAATAGACCCTGCATTATTGACTTGGTATAAAGACACATATGTGATGGACCCGGTTGAAAAAAGAGGATTTGATGGTAATTTGTGGGTATGGGAACATCCAAATTATAATAGAGCATATATGATATCTGCCGATGTCGCCAGAGGTGACGGGGCCGATTATTCCACTGCACAGGTGATTGATATTGAAGATTCTTCACAAGTTGCAGAATATAGAGGTAAAATTGATACAAAAGATTTTGGAAATTTCTTAACTGCACTTGAAACCTAATATAACAACGCATTATTGATAGTTGAAAATTCAAATGTAGGATGGGCTTGTATTCAACAAATAATAGATAGAGGATATCAAAATCTATTTTATATGAGTAATGATTTGAAATACATAGATACCGAAAGACAAATGTCAAACAAATATTATAGAGATGAAAAACAAATGGTTGCGGGATTTTCTACAACATCCAAAACACGTCCTTTAATAATTTCAGCATTAGATACATATATGACAGATAAGGACATTTTAATTCGTTCATCTAGACTAATTGATGAAGCTTTTACTTTTATTTGGAGTGGTGGTAGAGCAGAAGCTATGAAAGGATACAATGATGACCTTATTATGGCACTTGCAATCGGTTTATGGGTTCGTAACACCGCATTGAGATTGAAGCAAGAGGGGATTGATTTAACAAAAACAATGTTAAATGCATCATATGTAAGTAAATATGAAAGTGTATATACTACAAATACACATTTAAAGCAAAATCCATACGAAATGGATTTAGGTAAAAAGGGAAGTGAGAATTTAAATTGGTTATTGGGATAATTATATATTTATATGTTGAAACTCTTATAGATGAACGAAGATTTAAATAAATGGTTTAAAGAAAAATGGGTAAACATCGGCAAGAAAGTTGATGGTAAACACCCACCATGTGGAACTTCGGGAGAAAAGAAAGGGTATGCAAAGTGTGTTCCTGCCGCAAAAGCAGCCGGAATGAGTAAAAAGGAAAAAGAAAGTGCAACTCGTAGAAAGAGAGATGCACAAAATGATGCAGGAAGAGGTGGTAAAGATAGTAGTGGACAAGGCAAAAAACCAATATATGTTTCCACTAAACCGAAAAATGAAGAGTGGAGTGATAAATATAAAAGTAGTATAGATTGTAATAATCCAAAAGGTTTCTCTCAAAAAGCACATTGTGCAGGAAAGAAAAAAAATGAAACTATGAATATAGAAGAAAAACTAAATTTATTCTTAGAAAAGAATTGCCCAACAGACCCAGGAAAATGGGCGGCATCAAAAGCAGCAGCTAAATCAAAATTCGATGTATACCCATCCGCATATGCAAATGGTTGGGCTGCAAAGAACTACAAAGGTAAAGGTGGTGGATGGAGAAAGTGTAATGAAAGTTTAGGAGAACTAAATGCATTACATGAGTGTTGGGATGGCTATAAAGAAGTGGGTGGTAAGATGAAAAATGGTAAGATGGTGCCAAATTGTGTTCCTATAAAAGAATATATTGATTCAGATGATGATGTAAACTATGGTTTAGTTGAACCAGAAGAATACGATGTTGAAGATGAGGATATGGAAGATTTCATTGCTTTTATGAGAGGATACGATAAAAACTTAAATGAAGGATGTCAATGTTTAAGAGAGGCTGAATATCAGGGTAGAAAAGTTCAATTGGGTAAACCAATGGCAGGTGATGTTAAGAAGTTCAAAGTGTATGTTAAGAATCCAGCAGGAAATGTTGTAAAAGTAAACTTTGGACAAAAGGGAGTAAAAATTAAAAAGAACAATCCTGATAGAAGAAGAAGTTTTAGAGCAAGACATAATTGTGACCAACCAGGTCCAAGACACAAAGCAAGATATTGGTCTTGCAGAAAGTGGTAAAATTTGGAAATTCCAAAAATTTTACTTATCTTTGTTAATTATATATAAATTAAAAAATGGCAGATAAATCAGTATTTAGTAGGTTACAAAAATTATTTTCAACAAACACAATTGTTCGTAGAACAAAGAAAGGTGTTAGAGTCATTGATACGGATGAATATCAATCAATGTCAACTAACCTCGTTGACCGTTTTATGAAAATGAAAACCCCGTCTTATAGTACGGGTATGTTAGAATCTGCAATGTCTTATCAGCAAGTAAGAGCAGACTTATTCAGAGATTACGATTCAATGGATAACGACCCAATCTTATCTTCTGCTTTAAATATCTACGCTGATGAATCAACTCCAAAAAATGAACATGGTGATGTATTAAGAATCAATTGTTCAAATGAAAATGTAAAAAGTATTCTACATAACTTATTCTATGATATAATGAACATAGAATTTAATTTATGGCCTTGGGGTAGAAACTTAGTAAAATATGGTGATTTCTTTTTACAATTAGAAATTGCTCCAGAATTGGGTATTATAAATGTAATACCAATGTCGGTTTATGAAGTTAGTAGAGTTGAAGGATTTGATATGGAGAATCCACAAAGAGTAAAATTCGTTTACTCACCATATACTAACCCATACGGAAGTACACAAGCTTCCAACAAAAAGGAATACGAAAATTATGAAGTAGCTCACTTCCGTTTATATTCGGATGCTAACTTCCTTCCATATGGTAAATCAATGTTAGAGGGTGCAAGAAGAGTTTGGAAACAATTAACTCTTATGGAAGATGCGATGTTAATCCATCGTATTATGAGAGCACCTGAAAAAAGAATCTTTAAAATTGATGTAGGTAATATTCCACCAAATGAGGTAGATAATTACATGCAAAAAATCATAAATGCAAGTAAAAAGACTCCATTCGTAGATTCAGCTACAGGTGATTACAATTTGAAATATAATATGCAAAACCTTATTGAAGATTATTATATGCCAGTGCGTGGTAATGATAATGGTACTTCAATTGATACTTTGAAAGGATTGGAGTATAATATGGTTGATGACCTTAACTACTTAAAAAATAAGTTAATGGCTGCATTACATATTCCTAAAGCATATTTGGGATATGAAGAAGATATCAATGGTAAAGCAACTTTGGCATCACAAGATGTTCGTTTTGCAAAAACAATCGAAAGGATTCAAAAAGTATTGGTATCAGAATTGACAAAGATAGCAATCGTTCACTTATATGCACAGGGATTAGATGATGCAGATGATTTAGATTTTTCATTAGAATTAACTATTCCATCTAAAATCTATGAGCAAGAAAAAGTTGAATTATATACTTCAAAAGTAGCATTAATCCAACAAATGCAACAAACTAAAATGTTCTCTAAGAAATGGATGTATGATACGGTAATGGATATGGTACCGGAAGAGCAAGATGAATTAACATTGCAAGTATTGGAAGATACAAAACAACAATTCCGTTTAACATCTATTGAAACGCAAGGTGTTGACCCTGCTAAACAAACAGGAACCGAAGCACCTACCAATGTAGAAGAAGAATTAGATAGATTGAAAAGTGAATTGGAAGAAGATGGTAAGGTTGGTAGACCAAAAGACCCGGTTAGATATGGCAAAGATGACCATCCATTGGGTAGAGACCCATTTGGTCAAAAGTCCAATAAACAAAAAGAAGGTTCTGTCAAATACAAACCAAGAGAAAATTATAGAGAAATCTTTAAGGATATGATGGGAAATAAAAAGACTATTTTGACAGAAGATTCCAAATAAATTAATTAAAGTAATATAAAAATATATTTATATCAGAAAATTGTAGCAATTAATGAAAACTATTAAACACTCAAAGTTTAAAAATACAGGATTTATTTTTGAATTATTGGTTAGACAAGTGACCTCAGAAATCATGTCTGGCAAAATGAATTCTATCGCAGAAAAGATATTAAAAGAGCATTTTAATTCTAAAAAAGAATTATCTAAAGAATTGAAATTGTATCAATATCTTATTAATGAAAAATATAATTCAGAAAGTAAAGCTGAGAAATTCATTGATACAATATGTGAAGCTCGTAAAAGATTAGACGAGAAAAAACTTACAAAGGAGAAATATACTCTTATTAAAGAAATAAAAGAAACTTATGGTTTAGATGAGTTTATTAAATCTCCTATTTCCAATTATAAAACATTAGCATCTATCTATAAAATATTTGAAGTAACTACATCAGAAGAGCAATATGACCCAACTGATATAGTTTCATCTCGTTTTACTATTGCTGAAAATATTATAAATTCTTCGATTCAAAACAAAGATGTTAAAATCAAAGATGCTATAATGGAGCAGTACAAAAAGCAAGATGATGATTTAAGAGCAATATCTTACAAACTATTAATAGAGAATTTCAATAAAAAATATAAAAACTTATCTTTACAACAAAAAGGATTATTGAAAGAATATATCAATAATATGAATAACACCGGTAAATTGAAAGAATATGTATCGGTAGAAGTTCATACAATTGTTGAAGGATTAAAAGAAGTTGGTTCTAAAATTTCTGATAAAGTTACAAAAATTAAATTAGCAGAAACTATTTCAAACTTGAAAAAAGTTAAATCCGCTAAAATTATTAAAGAATCACATTTATCAGCTATGATGATGTCATACGAACTTTTAAAAGAATTGAAAGATGCCAGCAGTAAGTAAAGCACAACAAAGATTTATGGGAATGGTTCATGCAGCTCAAAAGGGTGACATGGAAAATCCATCTCCAGAAGTTGAAAAAGCTGCAGATTCAATGTCTGACAAAGATGCTAAAGATTTTGCATCCACATCTCATAAAGGATTGCCTGATAAAATAAAAGAATTTATCATTAGAGAAGCTAGAGGGGTTAAAACTATTACAAAAGAATATTCAGAAGTTGTAGACCAGATTCAAAAACATTTGGATTTGTATAAGCAAACAAAAGGAACTCCTGCTGAAAAACAACACATTCAACATTTAAAACAACTTAACAATAAAAAGAAAGCATTAGCAAACGAATTAGACCAAAAAGTTAGTGGTTTGTATAAAGATGCTGAATTAAAAGTTGATGAAATGAATGTTACTGGTAATGTGGATGGATATCAAACTCCATATGCATTTGGTAAAAAAGAAGATGAAAAATCTAAAGGTAAACACCAAGCCGATTTGACTGGATATAGTGTAGTAAAGGAAGGTTTGTATTATGTAGGATACAATAAAGGAAGAGGACAGGGTACGGGAGTTTTTAAAGATTCGTATTCATCATATAAAGATGCTAAAAAAGCAGTAGAAAAACTCGAAAAAGAAAGAGGTGGTTCGTATAATCAAATTGCTTATTATGTAGCTGATAAGGATGGGAAACTTGTAATGAACGAAAATCGTTGGGTTGCATTGAAAAAAGAAGATGGAACTGCAAATGCAAAAATAGGTAAAGGCATATCCAATATCAATAAGCAATTAGCAGAAATGGAAAGATTTCTCAGTTGGTATGGTAGATTAAAACAAGAAAGTGGTGTTTCAAATGAATCTTTTTGGAAAAGAACAAATAGTAATATTTATAAGATAAAGGAGCGACTCATTAAATTAGAACAACACATTCGCAAAATAGCAGAATAAATGAAAATATCTCAATTAAAAGAACTTGTTAGACAAGTAGTTAAAGAAGAAAATGATTATCAACAATTATTCAAACATATGTTGGATAAGAGTGGTAAGGATATTAACTCTATGAGTGATGACGAAAAGAAAAAATTCTTTAATGCCGTAGATACCGCATATAAAGCAAAATCCGAAGGTAAATTGAGAGGATATAATGAAAACTTACCTGGAAATCAGGAAAAGTTGGATACTGATAAGGATGGTGAGATTGAAGGTTCGGATTTAGCAGCATTAAGAGCTAAAAACGAATCAGTTAAAAAAAAAAAGTAAATGAAAATCTTGCGGTTGATATAATAGCCACTGTTGGTACTATATTAATTGCTAAGATTATTTTTTACTATATGATAGATTTGGCACAAAAAGGAATGAAATATTTCCAAGGTAACCAAAACTACAAAAAAGAGGTGAAACAGGTTTTAGATTCTATATCAAACGATAAGAAAACAATATCAGATATAGCTAAAATGGTTGACCCTAAAAAAGGAATTGATAATACAACTGTTGATAAAATTATAAATTTACCATATGTAAAAACTCAAATAATAAAAATGAGTGATAAAACAAATGGAGAATTAAGTGAAACGGAATTGGAAAATCAATTAAAGACTATTATATTAAAGTCTTGGAATGATTCATCAATAACGGATAACGCTGTTGAAAAAGTAAAAAAAGATTTAAAATAAGATGAATAAAGGATTATTAATAGAAACCCATTTGTTTGAAGCAAAACTTCAAAAAGAAGAAAATGGAACATATTTGGTAAAGGGAATCTTGCAAAGAGCAGGTGCGGCTAACCAAAATGGTAGAAGATATCCTAAAGAAATCTTAGAAAGAGAGTGCCAGAAATACGGACAACTTATTAAGGAGAGAAGAGCATTGGGTGAATTAGACCATCCAGATTCTCCAGTTATTAACTTAAAGAATGTATCTCACAACATTAGAGAAATCTATTGGGAAGGTGATGATGTATGTGGTGTAGTAGAAATCCTTTCAACTCCATCTGGCAATATTCTTAAAGAATTATTGAAAAACAATATTCGTTTAGGTATTTCATCTAGAGGATTAGGTTCAGTAAAAGAACTTAATGATGGAACTGTAATGGTTCAGGAAGATTTTGAATTGGTAGGTTGGGATTTTGTATCTAACCCATCTACACATGGAGCATTTATGGCACCAATGAATGAATCAAAACATTGGAAAAAAGTAGCCGATGAATGTGGTAAATGGTGTAAGTCACAAGATTTAATGAGAGAAATTATAATAGAATTAAACTAATAAAAATGGCAAAGTTAGTAAACTTAATACCAAAGAAAAATATAGTAGTTAAAGAATCCATCGAAGATATGGATGTAACACTTCCATCACAAGTTGAAAGATTCTTAGATAAAGCTGTTAATGCTATAAAAGGATATAACTTACCTAAAAGAAAAGAGCAATTAGTAATTGCAAAGATAATTGATGCATTAGGATTGGATAAACAACAATTGATGCAAGCAATTCAAAAAATTAAGAAAAACGATATTTTAAAAAAATAGTATATGATACGCTTAAGAGACCTATTAAAGGAAGAAGAAGAACTTCAACAGTTATCAACTGAATTGAAAAAACATTTCTTAGAAATTATTTCAACTTATGGTCAACATAGAGAGGGTATGGCTAGAAAATCCGATATCAGACAAGTTGCAGAAACTTTGGGTGGTATCGCAGATGCTGCACAAGAATATACTTTGAGAGAAGGCGGTGATTGGTTCGATAGAGTTACAATTAAGCGTAACATGAACGAATTAAAAAAATTACAATCTGCATTTGAAAAAGAAGCTATTGAAGCAAAAGCACAAGAACAAAGATTAGAATCTTTATATGAAGATATGGGACATGTTTTGGGTAGATACTTTGAAATCGCAGATGTATCCGAACAAGTTATGAAACAAAGATTAGGATTACAAGAATGTAAAACTTGCAAATAATGGAAGAATTAGCATCGTTATTATTACAAAGTAGAACACAAGCTCATTCATTTCATTTGGGAGTTAGAGGAGTAGGAGCACATTCGGCACATGTTGCATTGGGTGAATATTATGACTCTATTGGTGGATTGATTGATGGATTAGTGGAAGTGTATCAGGGTAAAGAAGGATTGATTCAATTATCTGGTATTGGAGTATTAGATAAAAATAACGATATTAAAAATATCATTAAGTATTTTGAAACGCTTTGTACTATGGTTGCAAAGTTAAGAACTAATCCAAAATTACAAGATAGTTGGATTCAAAATGATATTGATACGGTTGTATCACTTTTATATAGAACTAAATATAAATTGGTAAATCATCAGTAATGCTGATAGTTAATATTAAAAACGGAAATATAGAGGGTGCTTTGAAAGAATATAAAAGAAAAGTTCAGAGTATCAAACAAATAGAAGAGCTGAGAGAACGAAAGGAATTTGTTAAAAAATCAGTTAAAAATCGGTTACAAAGGGAAGAAACTATACGAAAAAACCAAAAAAAGTTAGGTTTTCTTTAGTTTTCTAAAAATTTTACATACTTATTATCAAATATCCTATTCCTATATAGGATTTATTATTTAGACATCGTTGATTAATGAATACCCTTCTCTATAAGGTGTGACCGAACAATCAACATAATTACATTGGAGTTCCTTTCTGAATAACTTCACAAACAAATTTAAGGAGAAAAGCAAGATGGCAAATTCAAAATTATTGAAAGAAGCAATCGCTGATGCTAAAGCCGTTAAAGAAACTGCATTAGCAAACGCAAAAATCGCTTTGGAAGAAGCATTCACTCCAAGACTACAATCTATCTTAACACAAAAATTAAGAGCAGAAGCAGAAATGGGTGATGAAGAACAAGAAGCGCAAAACGAAGAATTAGATTCAACTGGAATTGGTTCTTCTACATCTAATCCTACTTTAGATGCTCATACTGAATTTGAAGGCGGTTCAACTGAAACTACATCTGGCGAGCCAGGTGCACAAGTTGACGACTACAAAAAAGTAGCAGACATCAACGAAGAAGATGAAATGGGAATGGGTGATGAAGAAACTGAAAAGGCTGCTGAAATTGCTGAATTAAAAGCGAGATTAGCAGAATTAGAAGGTGAAGAAGGTTCTGAAGAAGAAAATCCTTTTGCACAAACAGAAGGTGATGATGAAATGGGCATGGATGACATGGGCATGGATTCAGAAATGGGTGATGAAGAAGAGTACATGGCTTCTGAAGAAGAATCAGAAGAAGATATGGACTTAGATGCAATCATCAGAGAGTTAGAAGCACAATTAGGTGACGAAGAAGGTTCAGAAGAAGAAATGCCTGCAAATGAAAATTTAGCAGATGGTTCTGAAGCTGGTACTGACAAAGGCGAAGACCCTAAGGTGGTTGTAACTAACGAAGAAGAAGAAGCTGATAAAGAAGATGACAAAGTTATCGACTTAGAAGAAATTCTTCGTGAAATGGAAGCGGATATGAAAGGTGATGAGAAAGAGAAAGTTGACGAAGCTGAAGAAGATGAAAAAGAAAAAGAAATCGAAGAAGCTTACAAGACTATCAAATCATTACAAAGAACAATTAACGAAGTGAACTTATTGAACGCTAAGTTATTATTCGCTAACAAATTATTCAGAGCTCATAACATGACTAACGAACAAAAAGTTAAAGTTATCGAAACTTTGGATAGAACAAAATCAGTAAGAGAAGTTAAATTGGTTTACTCTACATTAGCAGAGAATTTCAAATACACTTCTTCTACATCAAAAGCTAAC